TCCGAAACCCGGGGGGGGCGCGGGGGGGGGGGGCCCCCCCCCCGCCCCCCCGCCGCTGCTGTCGGCCACCGCGAACCGACCGCCATCGAGGCGTCGTCCGGCGCCGACTTCGCGAAGCTCGACACCGAGCACAAGACCGCCGTCGAGCAGGTCGTCGCCGCGCTCAAGGCCGGCCAGGCCGCCGCGATCGACGATCTCGTCGCGCAGATCGAAGAGGCGGGCAAGACATCGGCCGCGGTCATCGACGGCGCACCGTCGTTCATCACCCAACTCATAGGGCTGTCGACCGACGCGATCGGCGTCGACGACATGCTCGACATCTTCACCGCGCAGGTCAAGGCCGGAGCGACGGGCCTGATCGCCGAGGCGCTCGCCCAAGGCGTCGATCTGCCGCAAGCCGACTTGCGCGTCGCTTTGCTCGCCGCGCAGATGAAGGCCGAAGCGACCGGCGGTCTCGTCGCGAATGCCCTGTCGATCGCCGCGCAGGAGCGCGCGACGCAGCTGGCTGGCCCCGGCGTCGACGCGGCCACCGTCGCGGATGGCGTGCGAGCCACCCTCGAAAGCCTGTCCGACTCGTACCTCGAGCAGAAGGCCACGGGCGCGATCACCGCGACGTCGGGCTCCGGACGCGCGGCTGCGATCGAGACGGCGACCGCCGCCGGTCACACCGCCCAGATCTACGCGTCTGAGCTGCTCGACGCGAACACCTGCGGTCTGTGCGCCGAGCGCGATGGCACCGAGTACGCCGACATGGACGAGGCCACGGCCGACTACCCCGGTGGCGCCGGGTACATCGACTGCGAAGGGCGCGAGCGTTGCCGCGGTCTGCTCGTTGCCGTGTGGGGTTCCGAGGAGGACGCGTCAGCATGACGCTGCGACTCCCCTCCGCTCAGGACGCGACGCCCGAGGATCGCGCTGCGATCTTCGCCGCCGCCATGGAAATGGCGCAGTCCAACGAGGCACGACCGGCGACGGCGACGCTGACCGACGTCGAGCTCGTTGAGGTCGGGTCCTGGGATGCGTGCACCCCGGATGGCCTGCCCTTTGAGGTCACCGCCGAGGGCATCGCTTCCGCCATCGCCGCGATCGAGATTGGCGATGCCCGGCCGCCGACGATCAAGCTCGGCCACGATTCGATCCTCAACGACGGCGCACCCGCCTTCGGCAAAGGCATCAACCTGCGCACCTCAGACGAGGCGATGAAGCTGCGCAGCGACCTCGCGGGTATGCCTGTCTGGCTCGCCGACATCGCACCTTCGGCGTACCCCCGCCGGTCGATCGAAGCGATCCAGAACTACACGTCCGACACCGGGCGCTTCTACCCGATGATCGTCACCGCCGTCGCGCTGCTTGGCACTGCCTACCCGGCCGTCGAGACGATCGAAGACATCCGCGCGTGCTGGGCCGAGACGGCCCCGCCGCTGATCCCCGTCACCACCACTGCCGGGCGCGCGATCGCGGCCCGCCGAACCGGAGGCCCCGCCGTGCCCGAACCCAAGAAGGTCGCGGCTCGCGCGTCCGACGACCAGGTGTGGACCGCGTTCTACGCCCAGATGTCGTGGGACTACTGGATCCGCGAGCTCTACGTCGACCCGCTCGAGGTGATCGCGACCAACGACGCGACCGGCGAGCTCGAGCGCGTGCCCTACGAGATCGCCGCCGACGGCACGATCACGTTTGGCGACCCCGTCCCGGTCCAGGTCGAGTACATCGACCGGCCGGTGGCCGCCAACGCTTCCGCCAAGACCCCGCGCCTCGCGCCGGGCGCCGGCGCCAAGACCTTCGCGACGCGGACTGAGTACCGCAAGACCGTCGCGACCACCACGCCCGAAGGGGCAGACCAGGAAGAGGACTCGATGGCTGACATCGACCCGAAGACCCTGTGCGCGATCCTCGGGCTTGACCCGGGCGCGCCGCAGGAAGAGATCGACGCTGCGATCGAGGCCAAGGCCAACGAAGCCGCGGATCTCGGAACCCAGGCTGACGCCGACGCCGATGCGGAGGTGCCGACTCCGACGATCCCCGAGGGCTTCACCCTCGTGCCGACCGAAGAGCACCAGCGCAACAGCGACTTCGTCGAGACGCAGCTCGCGAACCAGCTCGAGACCGCGCTGGCCTCGGCCGTCACGGAGAAGCGGATCTTGCCGGCCAACAAGGCCAGCCTCCGCACCCAAGCTGGCATCAGTGCCGCCGAGCGCAGCCGCGTCATCGAGCTGTGCACCGGCGACGCCGAGGCCGTCAAGGCGGGCCGCGCGATCGCGGCCGGCACCGTCGGCCCGCTCAAGGCCGCCGGCGAAACGGGTCGCGGCCCGGCGGACGCCGGTTCCAACGACGACTCGAAGGCCCGCATCGCGGCCCGCGTCGCGCACCTGTCCGGCAACAAGACCACCAAGAGCGAGGGCCGCTGAGATGGCTTACGACTACACCCCACGCCTGCGCCAGGCCGAGCCGGGTTCCGGCTTCGCCACCGCCCAGGTCCTCGGCGGACGCTTCGTCAAGCAGACCGCCACGCCGGACGCCCGCGGCGCCGTGCCGATCGCGCACTGCGCGGCTGGCGAGGCCGCGGTCGGCGTGGCGGAGTACGACTCGGCGCCTGCGTCGCTCGACTCCAACGCGCAGCTGCGCCTCGTGTCGTACAGCCGATCCGGCGACATCGCCCGCGTGAAGGTCGGCACCGCCGCCATCAACTTCAACGCCGATGTCGCCGCAGATGCCAACGGCCTCGCCGTCACCTACTCGTCCGGCGTGAAGCTCGGGCGCGCCACCCAGACCGTCGCCGCGAACGCGGCCTTCATCGAGGTCGAGCTCTACTAGAGCTCGACCTCCCCAGGAGAGCATCAAGCCCAGTGCAGTTGCACCCGGTGGAGCGCCGTCCCTCAACGGCGACCTCATCACCATCGACTCGCTCGTCGGCTACCCCGACGAGATCGCCCCGACCGTCTACGGCCTCGTCGAGGCCGACCAGGGGTACATCCTCAACGACATCTACCGCGAGGGCGCGAAGCTCACCGGCCCGTCGGTGATGTACACCGAGGACGACCCGGCCGTTCGCCAGCTCGACGCCAACCGCGACCTCGCACCGCGCGCGGTCGGCGGCTCGGCGCTGAACATCGGCACCACCCGCGGCCCGAAGAAGCTCTCCTTCACGGAGAACTGGTCCGGCTACATCGAGGTCACCGACGAGAACGTCCGGTGGGAGCAGGTCGACGAGGTCCAGGATCAGTTCACCGCCGCCGCGAACTCGTTCAGCCTCAAGTTCCAGGCGCGTGGCGTCGCTCAGGCGACGGCGTTCCTCACCGCGAAGTCGCGCACCGTCCCGACGAGCAACAAGTGGAACACGGCGTACACGTCGGGTCTGGTCAACATCGACCCGGCGACCAAGCCGCTGTACCACATCGCGCTCGCCAAGAAGAAGTTCGTCACCGACAAGGGCGGCATCACGCCGGACACCCTGATCGTGCACTCGACGGACTACCTCTCGCTGTTCACCGTCTACGAGGACAAGCTCGACGGGCTCCTCAACACCCTGGGTCTCAAGCTCAAGGTGTCGGACCTGCAGACGCTCGGCACGCCGCTGATGTGCAAGGCCGGCGCAATCGGCGTGATCTCCCCGGAGAAGCCGATGGACACCGAGGAGGACCGCAAGCCGAAGCAGAAGACGACGCACTACGTCCTCGACACGTCCCTCGCGTTCACCGCGAAGAACGCCGGCGGAGGCGTGCTCATGCCGGGCACGTACGCCTGAGCCATGGCGTACATCGTCAAGGCCGGGCTTCTCACGTGCACCGGTCCCAACGACAGCAAGGTCTACCTCGAGAAGGGCGACCCGATTCCCGAGGAGATCACCGAAGACGAGCTCCAGGCGTTCCTTCGCATCGACGCGATCGCTGATGAGGCGGACGTCGCGAAGGCGGCGGCTGCCGCTGCCGAGCTCGCCCGCGAACAGGCTGCAGCGCTGTACGCACTCGGCGTGACGCCGAGCGCTGACCCAGCGTTCCTCGTCGACGGCATCCCGGTGCCGTCGGCGCCCGACGGCGACCCTGAGGCCGACGCCACCGCGGAGGCGGAGAAGGCCGCCGCGGCCGAAGCCAAAGCCGCGGAGGCCTCCGCGGCTGCGGAGGCCGAGCGCGAGCGCGTGTCCCAGCTCACCGGCGACGAGCTCGCCGAGTGGTTCAAGGGGAAGAAGCTCGCCGACATCGAAGCCGTTGGCTTCTCCGACGAGCAGGCGCTCGAGCTGCACAGCCTCGAGGAGGCGAAGGGTCCGCGCAAGCGCGAGCCCGTCCTCGCGTTCCTCGACTCGGTCGTCCAGGCCGACGGCACGCCGGCGGGCGAGTAAGCACCGATGGCTGACCCGTTCGCACCGCTCCCTGCCCACTCGCCGCCCGTCGACTGGGCGGCGAAGCAGGCGCTCCACCAGAACGACCCGAACCGCAAGATCGCCGCGAGCGACATGACGGCGACGGTCGCTGATCTGGTGGAGCGCGCGGATGCGAACGGGCAAGCCGCCTACGAGCAGGCGGTTGCGTATGTCGACGCGATCGTACTCGCCGACCCGACCATCAGCGGCGGCGGACCCGACACCAACTTCGGGGACGACGACCCCATCAGCGGAGGCACCCCGTAATGGCTGTCAAGCGACTGCAGGACCGCCACGGCACCGCCGCTGCGTGGACCGCCGCCAACCCCGTACTGCTCGTGGCCGAAGTCGGCTACGAGACCGACACCGGCAAGCGCAAGACCGGTAACGGTTCGTCTGCGTGGAACGCTCTGGCGTACGACCAGGGGGGCGGCAGCACCGGGCTCGCAACGACCGAAAACCCGGGGGTCATTCGGCTCGGCGGCGATATCGCTGGACCGGCGACGGCGCCGACCGTTCCTGGTCTGACGGCTGCTGCAGCCGCCGCGACGGCGGCAGCGACGGCGGCAGCAGCGGCCTCGACTGCGGCGGCAGCGGCACAGACGAAAGCAGACGCTGCGCTTGCGCCCACCGGTCAGTCCGGTGATGCGGGCAAGACGTTCGATGCGCAGACCGGCGCCGTCATTTCGGTGGTAACCGGGGCAGACCTCGGCGACCCTGCGACCGCCGCGGGCGCCGCGCTGACCGCCGCTGTGGCGGCGAACCCTTCGATCGTTGGCAAGGCCAAGAACGAGGTTCCGACCGACGTGGCTCCGCGGACGGGCGGCAACTTCGGCGCGAGTCGAAGCGCCTACATCCCGTCCGGCTGGGTCCCGCGCCGGCTGCGCGCGAAGCTCGCCGCCGTGCAGGCCGGTGTCGCTGGTGCCCGCTGCAAGATCGCTCTTCAGGGTCACAGCGAGATCGCCGGACTTGGCTCGTCGGTTGGCGCGACCAGCCCGGGCGTCCTACTGCGCAAGATGCTCGCCGCGCGCGGCTACCCCGTGGGGACCGGGTGGGTTCCCATGTACTGCAACATCGGATCGGGCGCCACCAAGGACTTGCGGTGGAGCTACACGTTCGGCGCAGGCGGCTGGGACTACTCGGGCGGGGCGGCCGGGAGCAGCAACATGCACTTCCATCTGCGGTCGCTCGTCTCGGGCAAGACCGCGGTCTTCACGTCGGACACGCCCGGCAGCGTCGTCGAGATCGTCACGTTTGGCAACAGCGCGTCCTTCACCTACAGCGTGGATGGCGCCTCTCCCGTGACGGTCACCCCGAACGGCAGCAGCGCGATCCAGGTCATCACGGTCACGGGCCTGACGAACGACACGCACACCGTCGTCATCACCACGACCGGCACGACCGCCACGTACATCCTCGCCGTCGCCGTTCGGCCGACGATCGCCGTCGACATCTCCGCCTTCGGCCTCTCCGGCAGTCGCGCGTCCGACCATCTGCCCGGCCAGCTGTTCTACAACCCCTACGCCGTAGTCGATACCTACGCCCCGGACTGCGTCGTCGTGCAGCTCGACGCCAACGAGGCGCTCAACGGGGTGTCGGTCTCGACCTTCGCGACCAACCTCGCAGCGATCGTCAACGGCCACATCGCCGCGGGCCGCGACGTGATCATCGTCAACAGCATCGGTCCGAACGCCGTCTCGTCCGGCACGTGGACCACCTTCCGCGCGGCGATCTACAACCTCGCAGACACGGCTGGCGTTCCGGTTATCGACCTGACGCACCGGCTCGGCGGATACTCCGTGGCCAACGCCAACGGCCTCATGTACGACGTGACGCACCCCAACGGCGCGGGCTACGCCGATTCCGTTCAGGCGTTCCTCGCGCTGCTCCTCGACGGCGCGGTCAACAACGTCGGCTCGGCTGCCGCGGTCGCCGCGGCAACGCCATACGCCCTCGACACCTTCACGCGCGCTGATGGTGCCGGGGCCGGGTCGACTGAGGTCGGCGGCTACACGTGGGGCGTCACCGGTACCGGCGCGTCCCTGTCGATCGCCAGCAACCGCCTCGTCAACACGGGCGCCTCTGCGAACGAATCCGACGCGTACGTCGACGACGGCCAGGCCGACGGCACGCTGCAAGCCACGCTCACCAGCATGGCCACGAGCAACGGCCTCATCTTCCGCGCTTCGGGTACGACCGACGGCTACATCCTCTGGCGCAACGGCTCGACCGGCGTCTACAAGATCAGCCAGCGCACGGGCGTGAGCACCTACACCGACATCGCGACCGTGCCATCGCTCGTGGGCGTGGCTGGCGACGTCGTCAAGGTCGTCCTCAACGGCTCATCGGTGAAGTGCTTCGTCAACGGCGCTCAGGTCGCTTCGTTCACCGACTCGACCAACGCCGCGAAGACGCGGCACGGTCTGTGGCGCGCGAACGTCGCGGCAGCCGTGTCCTACGACTCGTTCTCACACACCACCGCGATCAGCTAACGCCACTGCTCAAGCGGCCCTATCTCGCCATCACGATCAACGAGCAGAATGTCGTGGGTGGCGTGCCGCATGAACACCACCGAGCCATCGCTGCTCGGCCGAACCTCGACCATGCCAGCTGAATCGGAGGCCAGGCGTGCGATCGTGAACAGCTGCGCCGGAGGACACTCCATACGGGCGAAGATCTCGGCCAAGGAGGCGAGCACTGCGGCGTCCGGACGATCCTCGCTGTAGGCGTCGGCACTCCTCAGGTTCCCCCTGCGGCCCCACCATCGTCGTCCGGGTCTCAACATGCCGCGGAGCGTATACCGACGTTCATTCCGCGCGAGCGCAGAGAGCTACGTGATGTCCATAGATGGCGGACCGGGGTCCATCCTGCCAGTGAGGGTTCCGTCTGAGTTCAGGGTGATGAAGTCGGATACCTGGCGGTAAGGCGGCGAACTCCAACCATCGCCGACGGGATCGCCCCAAGCGCACCCCCACGAGTAGAGCATCACGAGGCGCGCGACCGCCACGGCCTCTGCCGAGAGTTCGTCGATCTGCTCGGCGGTCCACGCCCGTTCCTTGAACGAGATACCGCCGATCGCGCTCTTCGTCCGCCGCAGAGTCAGCCAGACCTCCGCATCGGCGTCGGGCGGCGTCGCGAGGCCGCCCCAAGACCCGTGCATCAGATCGTTGCGGGTCTCGATCACATACACAATGCGCTTGTTGAGCGCCGAGCGAATCTGCTTCTCATCGGGGCTCAGGTTCGGAGCCGCAGCAGCGCATGCGGCGAAGTACATCGCCCGTAGCTGATTGGCCGATACACCAGAACTCATGACGGCGTGCAGCACCCCGCGAGATTCAATACCGACCTGGGCTCGCGTCCCCTGTTCAAGATGCATGCAGAGACCGGCGAAGGCGCGAACAAATTCGCCCAGTGCGCGGTGGACGTCATCAAGCTTCGGTGCCCCGGTTGTCATCGCGCCAGCCTAGCCGTGCTCCCTCGCCACGCGCGTGAGAAGGAGCGGAGCCGTGTTCCCGTTCGCGTGACAAGCGAGGGCAGAGCTACGCTCGCGCCATGGACCTCATCCAAGAGCTGATCGACGACGGCCTCACCCCGGAGCAAGCGCAATCCGCCGTCGAAGTGCTCGCCGCCGCGGCCCCGCCGACAGCCGGCCACGCGGACGCGCTGTGGGCACACGACCTCGCCGAGCTCGAGGAACGCATCGCCGCCGGCGAAGCGACCAACGCGGACGCCCGACGGCTCATCGACGAAGTGCGTCGCCTGCACGCGGTGATCGGGTGGGAGGTCAACGACCCCGACGTGCGCGCCGCGCTGACTGCCGCTCGCGACCGCGCGGATACCCGCCGCCCGCAGTTAGCCGCTTCGCGCTGCGGACGACATAGTGTCGTCCGCAGCAGCCGTCATAGTGTCGCGCAATGGCTCGCGTGGATTCACCGGACGCAGCGCGATGAGCGACGAAGACGAGATCCACGGCTCGGAAGTCGGCGAGGCTCTCGTCGGCGAGGCCGTCATCGGCGCCTCGACGATCGAAGCGGTCTGGATGCCCGACCCTCACGAGGTCGGTCACTACCTCCGGCAGCGCCTCAAGATCCTCGGCGGCCGTGGCCGTGAGGCCGAGACGTTCACCGAGCAGACCCGCCCCTCGTACCTGCGGGTCGAGGAACTGATCGGCCTGACCGCCCCCGAGACGGCGGCGATCGCCGGGTACGAGCCGGTCAAAAAGATCGCGGACTACGCGAAGTACGTCTGCATCCTCGGCGTCTGTGCCGACATCGAGTCCAGCTACGAGCAGGAGTCGACAGGCCGCGACGCCACGAACCGCGACCGGTTCGACAAGCGGTACGAGAAAGGCCTCGAGCGCCTTCAAGATCTCGTTGACCGGATCCAGCGCGGCGACGACCCAGGTGTCGACGGCGACCAGGCCGCCGCCACCTACGAACCCGTCGTGCGCAGCAGTATTCCCCGCCGCTGCGGACCCGGCGTCAGTCAGGCGGCGTGGTGAACAGCGTCGACCTCCGCCTCACCGCGTTCGGCGAGGAAGCAATCAACCGCACCCTGTTCGGCGTGAGCGCGCGGATGGACGACGTCACGCCGGCGCTCAACCAGCTGATGGTCGACTTCCAAGAGGCCGAGGTCGAGCAATTCAGCACCGCCGGCCAGTTTGGATCCGGCGGCTGGCTCGAGCTCGCCGACTCGACGGTCACGCAGAAGCGACGCGAGGGCCTCGACAACGGGATCCTCATCCGCACCGGCTACCTGCAGGACGCACTCACCCTCGGCGACGCGCCCGGCGCGATCCGCGAGGTGAGCAACACCGTCCTCGTCTTCGGCGCGGACGTCGACTACGGCGAGTACCACCAGCAAGGTCGCGGCGTTCCCCAGCGCCGGCCGTTCGAGCTGCCCGAGCAGGTTCGCCAAGACGCGGTCAAAACGCTGCAGCGCTACATCATCACGGGTGAGCTCTGATGGCTCCCGCGATCACCACCGTCCCGCGCGTGGTCGGCGCCCTCGCCGACCACATCGAGACCTGGATCAACGACTTCCTGTCGATGGTCGAACGCCTCGACGGTATCCCCGACAACGAGGCGATGCCCCGCCCCGCATCGTTGTCGCTGACCAACCAGAAGCCGTCCAACGACGCGCTCGCGATGCCCGCCGTGATCCTCGCGACCTCCGGCGGCGCGCCAGATCGCGCGCACAAGATCGGGTCAGTGACGTTCCAGCCCACGCAGGTCACGATCGGCGCGGTCTGCGACGGCGACGGAGAGAGCTGGGAGGACGCTGGCAACGCCGCCCGCCTCTACGCGCAGGCGCTCGCGTTGCTGCTCGAGGTCAAGCCTGCTCTGTTCGTCGATGACGGAACCGGTCAGCGGATCCCCGGCGTGAAGGTCATCGCGATCCGCCAGCCGGCCTACGCCGACGGGAAAGACAAGTCGGGCAAACGGATGGCGCTCGCGCAGTTCGACGTGCTCGTCGACTTCCCGTACCTCGACTCGAACCCCGACGTCTCTTCGTCTTGGGAGCCGACGCCTTCGGGCGACATCGCACCCGAACCCCAGGAGGCGCCGACGGCGACCTCCGTCATTACCACCGTCCGACAGGCGACGACCTCATGACCGAAGCAACCGAGCCCGCTCCGGTGCCGGAGTACCGCAACAACACCACCGGCCCGCTGCAGACCGGCGAAGGGGCCTGGCTCGCACCAGGCGACCTGACCGATCCCGGATTCGACCTCAATCAGGAGCGCAACGCCGCGCTCGTAGCGGACGGCTCTCTCATCGAGCACATCGACGAGACCGCGCCGGCTCCGCCGACGCTCGACGACCTGTCCGACGACGAGCTCGCGGACTGGTTCAAGGGCAAGAAGCTCGAAGCCGTCATCGCGGGCAACCCGACCCCCGAAGCCGCTGACCGCCTGCTCGCCCTCGAGCAGGCCAAGAGCGACCCCCGTGAACCCGTGATCGATGCGCTCGGCGCCATCGCCCAGGAGAAGAGCGCATGACCGCCACCGGAACCAGCATCAACACCCAGTCGGGCTCCACGTCGGGGCGCGCTGGCGAGGACTCCCAGCGAACGTACATCGTCGGCGCCACCACGAAGGGGCCGCACGACATCGCCGTGGAGCACTTCGGGATGGACGAGTTCGACGCCGTTCACGGCCCGGACCTCGCGTCCAGCTACACGCGTGCCAGCGTCGAGCTCGCGTTCCGCACCGGCGCGACGAGCGTCGTCGTGGCGCGCGACATCGCGGCCGACGCCGTCGCCGCGACCGTCGCGATCGGAGCCGCGAACGGGTTCAATCTCGTCGCAACTGCGGCGTCGCGCGGCACGTGGGCGAACGGCTACAAGGTGACCACCAACCTGACCGGCGGCTTGACGGTCACCGTCAAGGACCCGAGTGACAACGTCGTCGACACCGCTGGCCCCTTCGCCAGCAACGCCGCAGCGTCTGCGTACTTCGCCACGTCGAACTTCATCCGCGTCGACGCGTCGACGGTGAACGCCACGCCGGCCGCCGTCACCAACGCGATCCTCGGCTCCACCGTCAGCGGCTCCAACGGCGCGGCGCTCGACATCAGCACGTACAAGGCCGCGCTCGCGCGACTCCTCTCGAAATGGGGCATCGGACAGCTCTGCGGCAACGGCTACACCGGTGCCGCGTTCTGGCAGGCGATGATCGACCACGCCGCCCAGCCGCAGTTCGACCGCAAGGTCGAGGCCGACTGGGCTGTCACCGGCAGCGACTACGCCGCCAAGGTCACCGCCTTCAAGGCGGCGCTCGCCACGATCAACACGTACCCGAACAGCGATCGCCTGTCGCTGTGGCCCGCGAAGGCCGTGTGCCGCGGTGGCATCGGCGGCGCGACCCGACTGGTCCCCTACTCCGCCATCCAGTGCGGAATGACCGCGGCATCGGACGAGACGAACCTCCCCGGAACGCCCGTCGCCAATGCCAATGGCAAGGCGCCGGCAGACGTCGTCGGCCTCGAGTGGGAGATCGAGGTTGACGATGACCGCGACCAGGTCAAGAAGCTCGGCGGCTCGATTGCGCGGATCCGCAACGGGGTCGTCACCTCGTACGAGGATCGCGTCGCCACGACCGCCGCCGTCGGCACGATCAACCGATCAGCGTCCGACGCGCGCCTGTTGATGGCGATCCGCAGGGAGCTCGACGAGAACGGCGAGCAGGTCACCAACACCAAGCTCGACGTCAACAACGTCAACGCCTCGCGCCTGCACCGCGACGGTCTCGCGACGGGACAGAAGTACTTCCGCGCCCGCCTGCTCGGCCTCCCCGGCGACGCTCGTCGCGGCATCCCAGCGCAGACGTTCAAGGAAGCCTGGCAGCTCACGACCTACCCGGATCCGGACAACAACGCGTTCGTGCAGCAGGTCGACCTGACGATCGCCCGCACGGGCGAAGTCGTGTCGATCACCATCGTCAACCACAACAACGGGGGCTAGGCGCATGTCGACCGAGCATCAGCAGGGCGCGAGCCTCGTCCTGCTCCACCCACTCACGAAGCAGCCCGTCGAAATCGGCGAGTTCCGCGACCGCAAGGGCGGCGGCATCGAGTTCGGCAACACGCCGTCGATCGTCCCCGGCGAGTCGTTCCCCCGCTCGCGAGCGGGGCTGCCGACCGTCAAGCAGATCGAGCTCGTCCGCGAGTACGACCCCGACATCGACCCGGGTCTCGAAGAGATCTTCCGCTCGTTCCCCGCGACCGGAGACTGCGCGTTTCACGACCGCAACGACGACCAGTCGCTCGTCATCACGCCGACCCGGGTCCAGCCCGTGCGCCTCGCCGGCTGGGACCTCGGCGACCAGAACATCAAGCCAGGCGACTCGGCGATCCGAGAGGTCACCGTCACGCTCGACCCGAACGGGGCGCCGCACTCGTGACCACCATCGACGTTTCCGCCAAGCCCGCCACCCAGGTCCTCAGCGAGGTCGAGGAGAGCGAGCAGGGCCTCACCCTGCTCGAACTGCTCGAGCAGCAGGCGGAGGACGCCCGCGCGCAGATCTCCGACCCGGACGACGAGGACGACGACGCGGCGGAGGTCTACCTCAAGCTGCCGATCCCGTACAAGAAGCTGCCGAATCGGATGATCGCCTACTACGGCATCCCGACCCGCAAGCAGCGCAAGGACCTCGCGGCGCGCACCCAGCAGCGCGGGACCGGCAGCGAGGGGAAGGCGATCGAGGCCCTCGCGGATGTGCTCGTCACCGCCTGCGTGGGCATCTACGCCCGGAACGTCGCGACAGGCCGCCTCGAGGCGGTCACGCGACCGAACGGCACTCCCATGAAGTTCGACGAGCACCTCGCGAAGGTCGTCGGCGCCTCGGGCGACGACGCGAAGTCGGCGACTCGCATCCTCATCGCCGCGTACAGCCGCAACGACATCGCGATCCTCGGTCACGTCGAGGACTACCAGACCTGGGCCAAGAACCCCACGCGCGAGGGCAGCGACCCTTTCGGCCTCGCATAGCCGACGAGGTCGTCGAGATGGTCGCCATGGCCCACGCATTCGGGCTCGACGGCATGAACGCCGCGCGCACCATCCGTAGCGGCTCCATCGAGGAGCTGCTGTTCAGGCGCGTCCTGGACCGCGTCGGCGTGCTCGAAACGCGCAAGCTCGACTACCTCGCGAAACGGATCGCGTTCTTCATGGGCGGCGGTAGCGACGCATGACCAGTGAACAGCTACGCCTCGAGGTCGAAGTCGCCGGCGGCGAAGAGGGCGCCAACACCCTGGGCAAGCTGGCCGAGGCCAACAAGGAGGTCGGCGAGTCGGCGTCCAAGGCCGCCGACGGCACCGAAGAGCTTGGCGACGCGCAAGGCGACCTGGCCGAGGCCCATGCTGACGCTGCCGAAGCGGCCGAGGAAACGAAGGGCAAGACCGAAGAGCTCACCGAGGCGCAGGAAGCGGCGAACGAAGCGGCCGAGGCTGGCGAAACCGCCGAGGGTCGCCTCGCCCGAGCGCGCAACGTGCTCAAGAAGGTCACGGCCAGCACCGCTGGCGTGCTGGCCGTGCTCGGTCTGGCGCTCAAGTCGGGTCGCGAGCAGATGGCGGCGATGACGCTCTCGACGAACACCTTCGGCGTGCAGGGCGGGAAGCGCATCGAGGCGTTCGGCAACACCGCTGCGATGTCGCTCGGCCTGTCGAAGACCGCCGCGGTCCAGAGCGCGACGACGTTCGGGACCCTGCTGACCTCGTTCGACGTCGGCAAGCGGAAGTCGTCGGTCATGGCGCGCGAGCTCGTGTCGCTCTCCGTCGACCTCGCGAAGTTCAAGGGCGCGTCCCAGGAAGACGTCCAGAACGCCATCTGGGCCGGGATGGCCGGTAAGGGCGCACAGCTCAAGAAGTACGGCATCAGCCTCGACCAGCAGGCGATCAAGGCCGAGGCGCTGCGTCGCGGGCTGGTCAAGACCGAGATGCAACTGACCGCGACCGGCAAGACCGCGGCCGGCAAGGCGAAGATGAGCAACGACGCGTACGCGAAGTCGCTCATGGAGCCCCAGAACCGGCAGAAGGCGCTGCACGACGGGCTGATCAAGACGACGACCGGCGCGCTCACGCCGCACGCGAAGGCGATGGCCACGTACGGGCTGATCATGCAGAAGACCACCAGCGCGCAGGGGGCGTTCGCTCGGTCGCACGGCAAGGCGGGCACGGAGATGACGAAGGTCAAGGCGCAGATCGCCAACCTCCGCGCCGAGCTCGGAACGAAGCTCGTGCCGGTCTACAACAAGGCACTCGGGCTGTTCGCCCGGAGCTTGGCCGTCCTGCTCAACGTCGGCCACGACGTGAAGGTCGTGGCCGCCGCGGTCAAGACGGCGGTGCAGTTCATGAAGGAGTGGTCCCCGGTGATCGCCGAGGTGACCGTGATCCTGCTGCTCCTGAACGCGCGGCTCATCGCGACGACCATCCAATGGCGCGCGATGCTCATCATGGAGGCCGTCACGAAGGCCTATCGCGGGGCCGCCGCGGCGATGGTGGCGGTGAACCTCGCCCTGCGCGCGAACCCCATCGGGATCATCATCACACTGATCGGCGCGCTCGTGGTGGCCGTGACGATCCTGTGGAAGCGGAACCAGAAGTTCCGGGAGATCGTGACCGGCGTGTGGAACGCCGTGAAGGGCGCGATCGGGTCGGCAGTCAACTACGTGAAGGCGCGCTGGCGCGACTTCATGAACGCGGCCAACTCGGTCGGCAACGCCGGCAAGCGCGCAGCGAAGTGGGTGACCGACGCCTGGAACAACGTGATCAAGTTCTTCCGCTCGATGCCGGGGAAGATCTCGTCGTCGGTGTCGGGGATGTGGCAGGGCCTCAAGGACGCGTTCAAGAACGCCCTCAACTGGATCATCACCAAGTGGAACAACTTCTCCATCGGGTTCGGCCCGGTGAAGATCCCCGGCCTTCCCGACATCCCCAAGATGTCGATCGGCACGCCGAACATCCCGCTTCTCGCGGCCGGCGGCACGGTCCGCGGCATGGGATCGTGGATCACCGGCGACGCAGGCCCGGAGGAGAACCGCATCAACCGCGATGGCTCGGTCACCGTGCGTCCGCTCACCGCTGCTGACCGCAGCTCCGGCGGCTCCCGCGGCGGCGCTCCGTGGATGCCGGTGGTTCAGGTGTTGGTCGGCGGGAAGAACCTCGCTCGCGAGCAGTTCTGGGCCAACAAGCTGGATGCGGCGTACTGATGGCCCGGCGCAAGACAGCCCTGATCAACCGCGGCGCGAACTTCGGCAACTTCATCACCGTCGATCAGCCGAAGCTGAGCTTCCCTGGGGAGACGACGCTCGCGACGATGTCGATCACCGAGCTCATCGAAGCGGGGATCCTGCCGCGCATCGCCCCACCCGCGGGGCAGCGCGTCGTTCCGAGCGGGTCGCTGATGATCGACACGCAGCTCGGCGGCGTCCTCGTAGAGCAGGAGGGTGCGGTCACCCCGTCTGGCGGCGAGCTCACCGTCACGGAGGTCCCGATGGATGGTCGGTCGACGCGAACCACCGACGGGGTCGTGACGCTGCGGCGCCTGTCGGGAACGATCGTGCTCGACGGCATGGACGACGGCCGCGACCAAATGCCGATCCTCAACCAGCTGCAGGACATCGCGCGCCTTGGCCTCCCTTGCCGCCTGTATGGCGTGCTGCCGTGGAAACACCTCCCGTGGCGCCTGGAAACCGCTCCGAAATGGAATGGCAAGGAGGCCTGGATCGGCAACACGCTGGTGCAGGCCACCGGCGACGTGTCCTTCGTCGAGCACAACCCCGTCGAGCTGCTCGAGATCAAGCCCGGCAAGCCCGGCAGCGCGGCTGCGGCGGCTCGCAAGAAGGCCCGGCAGGCGTTCATCGCCGACGGCTCGTCGATGGGCACGCTGCCGTCTCAGACGTTCTTGCCTGACCCCATCGGCGGCTGACGGTGCCCGAAGCGCTCGACCTGGTCGGGGCAACGCTGCGCGGCACCGCGGGGCAGGTGATCAACCTCGCTGGTGCGGTCGCGAACGCGCCGTACGACTGGACCATCAACGGCACCCCCAACGTCCTGATGGACATCTCCGACGCGCGCCACGAACTGCTGCGCACCGGCACCCGGGCGCGCCCGGTGCTCGACGTCGACAACGACGGTCGGCTCGATGGCGCCCTGTCGATCAAGGTCGCCGGTGAGCGGTTCGTGTCGACCGGCATCGTGAAGAGCGACGGCGGCGAGCAGCTGCGCCTGATCCACTGGATCGCGCACGAGCTCGACCAGGTCGACTCCTATCGCAGCTCACCGGTCGGCGCTGGCGCCCGCGCTCAGTTCGTCTCGTCGATGGTCCGCGAGTGTCCGGTCCAGATCCCGGCGTACATCTCGGCGATCACCGCGCCGCCCGCCGTGACGGCCTCCTCGTCACGCAAGCATCGAAGCCAGGTCGCCGAGCGCGACGCACACCGCGGCCGTGGGTTCGCCGACGGCGCGTCCTTCAAGATCCAAGGCGAAACGGCCGACGCCGAGCAACTGCGGTTCCTCACGGTCGGGCTGTCGGCGATCGACGACGAGCCGAAGCGGCCGACCATCGCCTACCTGTGCGCCGTGATCGTCGAGTCGCGTGCACGGAACCTGTCCGGCGGCGATGGCTCGTCGTCGGGCGGCCTGCAGGTCACCGAGACGACCGCAAAGCGGATGCGCTTGGACCCCCGCGACGGCGCGGCGACGGCTCGCGCCTTCGTCAAGACCGGGTTCACCGACAGGGTGGGCGCGACCGAGTACTCGCGCCGGCACCCGTCAGCGTCGACGGCTGAGATCGCCCAGCACTGCCAGGGGTCGGCGTTTCCGCAGCGATACAAGACCAAGGACGGCATCGACATCGAGGCCGAGGCCGAGGCGATCTACAAGGCGTGGGGCGGCGCCGAGTCGGCGGAAGCGTCGAGCGAGCAGGACGGCGTCTTCGAGCGCGGGTCGAAGGACGGTCCCGAGGGGACATACACGGCGGCGCAGCGTCTTGGCGGTGAGGTCGGCGAGTACGTGTTCATCGCGCAGGGCGGCTTCTACTACCAGCCCGGCAGCGTGCTGGTCGCCTCTCGCCCTGCCGTCACGCTGTCGGAGTCGCACCCGGCCGTGGAGACGATTCGCTGGGAGGCTGACGACCGCGTTCAGGTGCGGCGCATGCAGATCGAACTGCGCGCCGACGTGTCGACGCTGCTGCAGCTCGCCGCGCGGACAGTGATCGTCGAAGGTGAGGGCGAGATCGCGCGCGGCGCCGGTGATGACCGGTGGCTCGTGACCGGGATCAGCATGCAGGCGATCGGCGAGCAACGCGCAACGATCGAAGTGCAGCAGCCGCAGGAGTTGCAGCCAGAGCCCAAAGCGTCGTCGAGCACGTCGATGTCCGCGCGCGCGGCGGGATCTGCCGCAACCACTCGCCAGTTCGACGACCCGCGCGTCGTGCGGGGCCGCAGGCGCGCCGACCAGATCACCGCCAAGCGGTACCCCTATGTGTGGGGTGGCGGCCACGGATCGTTCTCCGGCCCTTATGACTGCAGCGGCGCCTGCTCGGCCGTCATCCACGCGATGGACCCCGCGATGATGCCGGCGCCGCTCGCAACCGGCGACCTCATCAACTGGGGCAAACCCGGCGAGGGCGAGACGTTCACCCTGTGGGTCAAGAACGTCGCCTCCGACACTGCCAGCCACGCGTACATGACGTTCAAGTCGTCGTCCGGCGCGCTGCGGATCTTCGAGTCCGGCAGTCGCGCGACGGGACGCACGACGGGCTGGCGGAGCGGCGCACCTCACCCCCGCCCGGGCTTCGAGCCGCGTCACTGGGACGGCCTATGACCGCCAATTTCGTTGAGGGAGTCGTGTCGGCCGCGCCCGCGACCGCGGCCGACCTGGTCGGCGTCGCCGGACTGGCTGGACAGCAGCTCGCGGTCACGCCGTGGTGGACGCCGCGCGGTTCGCAGCTGCCGCACGTCGGTGACCCCTGCCGGTTGCTGATCCCATCGTCCGGCTTGCCCGTCATAGTGTCGTGGAGGCGCGCAAGCGAGCTGTGAACCATGGCTTTCATCAACCCTCACATCTCCTTCCCCGTCCGGTTCGGTCCCAACGGGCACCTCGCATCCGTCGAGCAGGGAACCGCCGATGACGTGCTCTCGTGCGTCGGGCTGCTCGCGTCCGTCGAGCAAGGCTCGCTGCCGGACGACCGCACCGTCGGCGTGCCCGACGTGACGTTCATGCCCGCCGAAGTCGGCGAGCGACTCGTCGAGGCCGCGCTCGCCACGCAAGAGGACCGCGCGCCGATCACGGCGCAGGCAACTGATGACGGCGCAGGCCGCATCTCCGTCGCCGTTTCCGTCGACACGCGGAACCTCTGATGGCCGGCGAATACGCTCGCATCG